GGAGAATTGCAATGGAAAAGGAGCAGACGCTACCATTTGACAGTGGTATGACCCCCATGACTTATTACTCAGCTACCACGGTGCAACCCTACATCTCCGAGATGGAGAATGAGGAATACACTATGGATCGCTTCGTGGTGGGTCTGAACTCTGTGGATTCAATTATCTCAGGGTCTTTATTCCTGGGAACACAGAAGTTCGCGTCTAGTGAACGTAAGAGACCGTTGTATAATGATTGCAGCAACCAGAAAATACGGGGTTTTAACTTCCCGTATGGTGCTACTTTCAGGTCCGCACGCCGTCCGACTACTTGTTATAATGACGCGTTTCGTAGGTTCGGTGTGTATCCGTCATACCTGAGTTATGTACAGGACGCGGATCTTACGCTTAACTGGGCATTAGCTAGCAATGCCCGCTCTCGTGCAGTGTGGAGCATGAAGCCACGTTTTGAAGGACGCGTATCGTTGCTCAACTCGTTGTTCGAGTTGAAAGACTTTCGCGATATTGGTAAGTTCGTAGTCAAGACCGATTTTAGGTCATTGGCCGGAGCTTTCAAGGACCTTCGTGGCATCGTGCGTCGCGGTCAAAAGCATCTTGGGATGACCGATGAAGTTACTATCGGAGCAATTCCCAAAATTCTGAGAGGCCTAGACAGCGCCACTCGAGGTGCAGCGTCGTTGATTTTGACGAAAAATCTGGCCATCGATCCGACCATAGCAGATGTTATCGCTATAACCGATCAGATGCACCGGATCGCTGCTGCTCAGGAACGCGATTTTGCTAAGCGAGGTATGTTACCACAGTCGTCCCATTTCACCGAGCTTTTAGGTCGGGATGGGGGCGAGGTATACAATCCTTTAGGGGCCAATTACTATTGGCTCCGTGCAATGCAAACCGTCGAAACAAAATACACTGCGTCTTCGGAATATATGTATCGTTACAAACTCCGGAAACGTAGTGCGGCGATTCGCAAGTACTGGGGACTCAACCTCTCTGCAGAAACCGTGTGGAATGCCTTACCTTTCACATGGATCGCCGATTACTTCATTGGGATTGGCGACTCTTTCCATGCAATGGAGACTGATCCTAACGTGACACTACTACCCCTCCAGTTTTGTGAATCTCTGGAGAAAAAGGCTTCGGCCGCGTATGTGACACGGAAAGACTCTCGCTTGTTTTGGCTGATCGTTAATGGAAAGCCACTTTTACATGGCGAACCAGCCAACATACCCATCGCTGGGTATGATGCAACCTCCTACGTACGAAATGCGTGCGAACCGCCCTTCGGGCCGGCTCTCCCCAAGATCAAATGGCCTAGTTTCGGTCAGCTGACTAACTTGGCAGCACTAGTACGCTGTTTCATTTGAGGCAAAACCCTGACTCCGTCGCTGCAGATGTCTAAAGCAGCCGTCCCTCGTCTTCAACGTTATGAAGGCTTTACATAACATAT